TGAAGACCAATGTCTCCTTGATCACCTTGTAGCCCAATAAGACCTTGAAGGCCGATGCCCTGAAGGCCAATAAGACCTTGAAGACCAATAAGACCTTGGAGACCAATAAGACCTTGAAGACCAATTTCTCCTTGAAGACCAATGTCTCCTTGATCACCCTGAAGACCTTGTAGCCCAATTTCTCCTTGAAGACCTTGATCACCCTGAAGACCGATGTCTCCTTGAAGGCCAATAAGACCCTGAAGACCTATTAATCCTGTTTCAGACAGTAGCTGAGGGGAAGTCCACCCATTCTCAGAGTCAATTAATACTGAAGCTGCTGTGGATCTAGCGATAGCTACAGATATGTAAAGGTCACCAGTTCCTGCGGGAATTGTAGGTATCCATCCGTCTCCTAAAACATTACTGTCAAAGGATGCGGTAGAAAAGGTCCAAACACGGTCACGAAAAGGGGGTGAAGTAACTGCTGTAGCAGATCGCTTGTATGCGTAAATAACAGCTGTATTAAATCCTTGTGCTCCTTGAAGACCTTGAAGGCCGATGCCCTGAAGGCCAATAAGACCTTGAAGACCAATGTCTCCTTGATCACCTTGTAGCCCAATAAGACCTTGAAGGCCGATGCCCTGAAGGCCAATAAGACCTTGAAGACCAATAAGACCTTGGAGACCAATAAGACCTTGAAGACCAATTTCTCCTTGAAGACCAATGTCTCCTTGAAGACCAATTAAGCCTTGAGTACCGGTTTCTTGGAACGATACTTCAAATGTATCTTGTTCGAGGTTAACAATAAAATCTGACATAAGTTATAATCCTACAGAAGGTGAGCCGCGTCTCATAACTAAAACCATACGACTGGCTCTAATTGCGGAATCTGCGGAAGTTGTATCTATATCGTAGTCTATGTACATAACTCCTAAAGGTACATCGACTGCTAAGTCTGTATTAATTGCAATTTGTTCATTAGCAGGAGTTACATAAAAGTCCTTGGGGACTGTAATTGTAAATTCACCTTTTGCGGTATCAGTTTTTACACCGTTGATAGTATGTGTTTTGGGAACAGCAGTAGGGGTTAGGTTAGATATCGACATAGACCGGGATGTAGTTGTTACATCTGCGAGGTAAAAATCTACTTTAGCAACAATGCCAAAGTTCGTGATATCCATTGCGGTTCCATCTGCGTTTAAGATTTGGCCACTTAATACTCTTTGTTCGCCTTGAATTAAAGAGAGTGCCTTTACGTTATCAGCACCTCCAATATAATTTTCTATTCCTGAAATTCTCATTGTTAAACTCCTATAGGATGTTTGCGCTGTCTAAGGACAGGCCGCATTGAGATTGTGTTATGAAAAGAAAAATGTACAGTATAATCTGCCATCTTCCTTATTAGAACCGAATGTGCCACTGCCTTTGTGATAATGCTGGGCATTAAAGACAATTAATCGGTTGTAGACGTTTCCAAAGAAAGCTACCTGTTCCCAAGTGGTTTCGTCTGGACCTGTGTTCAGGGCATTATGGTCGGTAGTAGGGTCGTTTTCGTCCCATACTGAAATACCTGTTTCTTTATGTCGGTATAGACCTGTTCCTGCTGATACCGGAGCATCAGGAGTTAAATACACAATAGCGACATACTTGCCGTGATCGTGATGAACAGGTTGATTCTGACCTTTTACTGAGTATTGCCAACAAGTGTTGTAGCTCTTTTCCCAGTAGGTAATAGGTCTTCCAAGTATTCTATCTTCTATATGTTTTTTAATATGTAATTGGTAGTGAGGAGGTTCAGGCTCTGCCTTCTGAGAAGGAAAGTTGCTGCCTCCATCACCGAAATCTCTTGTTAACACCTCGGATCTTATGGCGTCGGGGTCGTGAAAGAAATTATCAAACACCATCATAATAGGTTCTTCTCTCATTCCGCGTACTCCTTCGTTATACTCTTTATAAAATCTTCTTTTTGGTACTGAGTCAATAACAACTCTTTGTACATGATTGGCAATTCTTTAGCACTACTTCTGCTTTTGTTTACGTAGTTAAGAGAGAGCTTACGAAGCTGTTCTACATAGTCCTTTTGAGGGTACTGATCTTGTATTGAAGACTCAGTGTTCCTATCAATAACATAAAGGTCACTAGACATAGTTTGAAAATAACAAAGATTACCTTTCTGGTGCTCTGCTAATAACTGATACGTGTACAAGTGATCTTCACCGACAGGAATGTCCTCGTGCATCTTTATGATAGCCGATTTCTTACTCTGTAAAATAATGAAATCAGAAGAAGGTGGAAGCTCCTCTGTCCATATGTGAGACAAGCCGGGGCCAGACTCTCTAGACGGGGGAACTACACTACAGCCCCAAACGCCCACCTCTGATCCGTTGTGGATATTAAAGAGGTGGCCTGCGGCTTTCCCATTGCTAATGAAGTCAATCGGGATAACACCGAGGACATCTATGCAAGGGAAGTGGCTTATGTGATTGTACAAAGACTCTAGATATGTGGGATAAAGAAAATCATCGCCATCTATCTGACTTATAAAGTCAAAGTCTGTTTCTAAAAACAAGTCTAAACAAGAGTTCTTACCCTTTCCGGGTTTACCATCACTTTCTGTTCTTACAATGTGAAATGGTAAATCAGCACTAAAGACTTCTTGTGCATACTCTTCGTTTAAAGTGTTTAACACTATTATTGTTTTAAGTTCAATCTCTTTCACAGAGTTCAAACCTAACACTGAACCGATTAATCTTTTTAATCTTGGAAGATCACTAGAGGTCAAGAGTGTCAACAGTATCTTCACTTAAGATCACCTGCTGTGTTAAAGAAAAATGTTTGAAACAATCTACCGTTCTCTAAACAATCCCCGAATCCGGGCTTCATAGAGCTATGATACATATTGCCTCTGTAAAGAACTAATCTGTTGTAGACATTACTGACCTCTGTGATAGTCTCCCACAAGTCGTTGTTCATAGGATTACCGAGACCCTTAGACTGGTTAAAGTCCGTAGAGTCGTCATCAGGGTTCCACCAGTGTGTCCCTGTCTCCTTATGCCGAAAGATTGCTGTTCCAGCTTCCTTCTCTGCGTTAGGGGTTAAATAACACACAGCTGCCCAAGTGGTAGCATCGTGGTGAATCCAAGATGTATCTGTTTCAATCGTGTACTGAAAGGCTGTGTTAGCTTCACTGGGCCACCAAGTAATCTGTTCTTTTAAAATATGGTTTTGAATGTAATTTTTTGTTACTTCAGAGTCGTGGGGACTAACGGGATCAGTTCTGACTCCGGGATAGTTTCCGTGTCCTGCTTTAAAGTAGCGCATCTTTAGTGCTTGTTCTCGCACTTGGTCTGGATTTTCATAAAAGTCATCTATGATATATAGTGATTGTCGCATAAATATTATCTCCTTGTTTAGTATGAGTAAACTAAGGGGTCACACGGACCCCTTGTTTATTTGTATTATGGAAATGCTGCACTGATTTGTTGCCAATTAGCAGCAAGATTCTCGGGCCTAGTAGTGTTGTCGGGGCTGCTTGTTACTGCTGTTTTACAATAAAAGGTGCCTGCCGAGGTTGTGGAAGTAGGTAAAGAAACTACAAGACTACCTACAGCATAGTTAGTTCCTGATACCCAACTAATTAATCCCGGAAGCCCTTGAGCTCCCTGATTACCAGCTAATGCTTTAGAAAGTGATTGGATTTTGTTAACTGTAACATCACTGTTACTATCTTGCTTGTAAGTGACAGGGTATGTTCTGGTTACTGAGTCTCCTACAAAAGCAGTTAGAGCTGTAGTTCCAAAACCTGATATAACCCTTAGTTTCGACGCATTGGCGAAGCTTATTGGCGGATTGCCCGTTTGGAGATAGTCAGTAATAACGTATGTTCTAAATGAGGACAGACCTGAAGTACCATCTACTCCTGTACCTATAGTGCCCTGCCATTCGACTAAATTTCCATCATTATCGGACACTGTTATCTCAAGTGTTTGAGTGCCACCTATGTCTAACTGTGTAATGAGCTGGTCTGAAGGAGAACCCGGAACAGGGGTGTTGCGAGATACTCGTAGCTTACTTATCTTTTTAGTAGGATCTCTGGCTAACCCAGCATCCCACGCTTCCTCTGAAGTACCGTCTAGGTTAGACATAATTATATACATAAGTCCGTCATTCCCAGTAGTTCCGGGTATAAGGCTAGTACCATTTTGAGTTTCAACATAATTTCCACCAGTAGCACCGTAAACCCCGCCTGTTACAACTGCGCTATCAGTAGGGGTTCCTACTTTAAACTCATTAGCAGCAAGGGTAGTACCGGAAGCCACCTGTGTAAAAACATTAGTGCTTGATGTTACCGTAAAGGCAGTACCTAAGTTAGTAGAAGAAATAACTCCAGCACTATCAGCAGGTATAGTTAAAGCAGAAGGGGTTATAGAAACATCCACCCCGCCAGAACCAGCTGAAGATTTAGAAATTACTTGAGTCTTAGTGGTAGTAATTTCAGCAGCGGTCGAACTCGTTTTTGATACTACAGTATAAATTCGGCTCAATGATGCATTACCATCAGCAAAACCTGTTATAAAGGTTGTGAGCCCTTGTACTGAACGGAGCCTTCTGACTACGGCACTATCCGGGGTTCTAGATCCTATACTAACACCCGTTCCTGAAGGGGTTAAAGTAAAGCGTAGCGAGTCTTCACCTACAGAACCCGTAGGCCCTAGGTTGTTTCTAGTTACTTCGACTCTTTGCACTGTACCGACAATGCACTTATGTCTAACCCGCTGTCTTGTAATACCGGAAAGAGAATCACCCGAGAAAACCACTTCTAGGCTCTTACCCGTGACAAAAAACGAATCAAAGAAAAGTCTGGCAATTGTTTGCCTAGCAGTACTTGAAGATGTGTCTAAAGTAGGAACACCTGCCGCATCAACCCAAACTTTAAAATCTAGGGAATACGAAGTACCCCCGGTATTAGCCAAAATGCTAGCCATTGTAGGTAGATCAAAGTTAGAAGCAGCGGTGGTAAATTGAAACAGGGCGCTGCTATTAGATGAAGGTTGTAGAGGATTGTAACTTTGGGTGGAAAAACTTGTAGGCTCAGAAGTTATTGCGCCGGCGGCTACTTCAGATTCAGTAAGAACCCCAGCTGCACTATCGGCCACAGTGTATTTGAAGTCTCCACCAGCAAGGGTTGCCCCTGACGCTTTCTCAGCTAAAGCTGTGCCATTAGCAGACACTGAAACAACAGTGTCAGTGTCAGGAATACCGCCGGTATTGGTTGCTACGTTGCCCGAAGAGTCCGCTGCTAATACTATGGAAGCAGGGGTCACATTAACGTCTAAGGTATCCCCATCATCCCCAAAGCGGCCTTCAATAGTTGGAGTAGCCCAATCACCCCATAAGGGTGCTACTGTAGGGGGAACAGCTCCTGCTGCTGGGGCTCCTAATACCTTTCTTGTAGTTCTCCATAAATTAGGGAGGGCAGAAGTAAGGGCAGGGGCTCCATCAGTCCAAGGGCTTGTAGGGGTATCATAGGGTGAAGTGTTTAAGGGGCTGGTTGGAGCTGTGTTACTATTTGTAGCTTGGAACACATACTCAATACCAACACCCTCAGAGCCAGCGGCACCCGCTGTACCCTCTATAGACTTGGACCATGTTTGGGTTCTGCTTAAATCAAAAATAGTGCCATTAGGGCTCCCTACAGGGAGGGCTTCAATCTCAAAAGTCCTTATTGCGCTATCTATTGTGCTAGAAAACCCAGTAGGAGGAGTAAAGGTTGTTGCCGTGACTGTAGCGCTTATTGACTCTACGCTAGTGATAGAACCACTATTAGTGGCATCTGGGGTAGGGGCGAAGGCACTTATAGAAAACTGCGCACAAATTACTGACTCGTTTCTAGGAGTAGGAAGAGTATTACCATCTAGTGCTAATATATCTTCTACTAGGCAGGTCACAGTTCCTCTTCTGTTACTGCTATTTTGAGCTTGTACTACCATCTCAAAAGTAGTACCTGGTACAAACACAGTCTTCATAAAGGCTATTTGGGCTAATACCGATGCTGTACCAGAGGTAGGAGAGTTAAATCCACCTGCCCATCTAAAATCCATAAATCCAGTGCTAAAATTAGAAGTAGGCTGATCTCTATAAGAATAGATTCTACCGAGACGGCCTTCACCTTCACTTTCGCCTATTGAGTAATTCACAACGGTAGGGTTAGCTGGGCTACCGAATAAGTCTGCAGCAGTACTAAATACATTGGCGTCGTTTCTCCAACGCACTTGGTTAGTAGTACTAGAGGGTTCAGCGCCAGCACTAGGAATACTTCCTACAAGAGAAGCAGTAGTAGTAGTGCTGCCTCCAATAAAAGCAGCAGTAGGGTCATTAATAATATTACGGACCCTAAACTTACCCGCTGTTAAAGCTACAGTTGGCCCTACTTCTTGTAGACTAACGCCATCAGAAGATACGGTAACCGCAGTAGCATTAGCTGCGGCAGTTACTGTAGCACCAGCAACTACTCCACTAGCATCAGCGGTTAAGTGTACTACTCCGGGGGTTACTACTGAGTCTAGTGTAAGACCATCGCCACCAAAGCGGCCTTCAATAGTTGGAGTAGCCCAATCACCCCAAAGAGGGGCTGTTGCAGGAGGTGAATCTCCTGTTGTAGGAGCTCCTAATACCTTTCTTGTAGTTCTCCACAAATAAGGGAGAAGTGCCGTTAGGGTAGGTGCGCCATCAGTCCAAGGAGCTGTAGGTTGGTCGTAAAGTGCAGTGTTTAGAGGGTTAGTTGGGGCTGTTTCAGAATTAGTAGCCTGAAATACATACTCAATACCAACGCCTTCATTACCTTCAGCACCCGTTACGGATTTAGAAATAGACTGGGAACGCAAAATTGTATTTGTAATTCCGGCTTTTCTATAACTAATATCAAATTCTCTATTAGCAGAATTACCAGTAATACCAGTAATATCTGTCGGTACACCATCTACTGTAAGATAGACGCGACCAAAGACATCTGGAGTCCCAGTCGTCGAAATTGCGGTTATGCGGGAGGCGGCACTAAGGTTATACACATTTCCGGGGGATCCGGGAGATCTTTGACTACCATCTGGATTGAGAGCTACCCCTACTAAACTTGCTACTGCTGTAAACCGGTACGTATAATCCAGATTTATTCCAGCTATAACAAAGTTAATCGGAGCTCCTGTGTTAATTTTGTCTACTACCGCCTTTAGGTCTGCACTTGCAGCTAGGGTAGGTGCATGGTCAGTCATCCATATTCTTGTGGGCGCATCTGAAGCTAAAGCACTATTATTAACAGGAACAAAAGGGAAAGTATTTGTGTCAATAGTTTGACCTGTTCCATTAAAGAAGTAGATCAAAGATGCCCCGTTATCGGGTGCATTTGCTTGCCCTTTTACCACTGAAAGAGTGCTACCTGCAGTCGTTGGACCGGTACCTCTTGCACCCGCATCATATGCTATAGTAGCAGCAGTGTTAGGAAGGAATGTATCATTCCCAAAACTTTGCCCACCTGATATATTAGGGTTAGCAACAATAACGTATTTAAATTGATCATCCGCAAGAGTGCTTGTACTAGGTACTTCACTTAATTGCTGAGATCCTATACTTACACTAACATCAGTAGTTACTGGATCTGGGCTAATAAAAGTTCCATCTGCAGCTGTAGGGATTGTAACAGCAGCAGGGCTTAGTGTTGCACTTACTCCTCCCTCACCAGAAGTACCCGCAGCTGCATAAAGTACAGAAATAACCCGAGTAAGACTAACAGGAGTAACAGCTGCAAATGCAAGATACTCTATGGTTACAGTAATGTTCCCTGCTATTTGAAGAGAAACATCAGGAGTTATTGTAAACTCGTAGTTATTTGTACCCGCTGAAAAAGCCACATCAACAATGTTAGCATTAGCAGTACCAACGTTAGCAGCACTAGAGATTACTCGCCAAGTACCTCCTACAGTTAATGTAGCAGCATTTGTTCTTGTTTCAAGAGTCAAACCACTACCTGCTCTGACTTCTAGCTTTCCAACTATATTTGTAGGATTAAATCCACTATTGGTCTGTCCAAAGGAGATAGCAGGAGTTTCAAAGGCTACTGTGATATTTAATAAGTCCGAAGCAGTAATTGCCAAACTTGCAATACCCGGCACCGCTGGAGTTGCGGCAGGTACACCCGCTACTAACGGTGTAACTCTGCCGTCTGAAGTCTTTGCTCTTACTCTATAGTAATAAGTTGCGGCTCCTTCTCCGGGAGTGCTAAACGCAACATAGGGAATATAATTTCCGTCTGTTGTTTCACGACCGTCACTTCTTACTTGGGCAATTTCTGTCCACCCAATGTCAGCGTTAGTAGGAGGCTGGCCAGCAGTGGCTCCTGTCTTTACGTAAGCTTCTACAATATAGGAGTTTACGGTTGCATCTTCTTCTGCGTTAGGATCCCAAGAAATAGTAAACTTTCTGTCAGCAAATGTAACCGGTAAAATAATAGGAGGGTTTACAGCGGCTGTAATGTCATCTCTATTAGAGACTGTTTCTAGCAGGTCAAAACGCCATCCGTAATCTTCATTGTGAAATTCAATACCTTTTAATTGAACCGATAGGTTTGCGGTAACTTTAGTTTCAACAATTTTAATATAGGTACGTTGAGCATTATCTGTTGCGTGTCCGACTGAAGAGGCTTCATCATAAACCTCAACAATATCACCCGGCTCATACAAGAACCCTGCGGGTCTTACGGTAAAAGAATAGATAGGGCGTCTGCTCTGCGCAATCTTGTTTCCAGCTAAGGATTTAGCGTGATACTTGTCTACGATGCCTCTAATGTCTTGAAGCTCTTTTAATGGAACTTCGTTGTCTTCAGATAATAGCACTTTGTAGTCGCTTGCGGCATCTGTGCTTGTCTCGGGAAACGTAACAGTTGAATCAGCGAGGTCAAGATTGACACTAGGGAATCTAATGTCTAGTTGGTTAAGCCTGTTGGTAGCGTCTGGATAGCTAATGGTTATAGCAGTAATTAACTGAGAATCATCAATTAAGTTAGTGCCCGCCTGTGATTGCTCAGAAGTAATTGAGTTAGGTACTACAAGCTTCCATTGGCCGGTTGGGCTCCTAAAGAACTCAATGCCGGGTGCTACTGCTAACATAGTTCCAATATTGTCTCTGTGTGTAGCTCCAGTAGATAGTGATCCGTTAAACTGGTACCGTTTTAGCGCTCCCATATTTAAAACAGGAGTGGTTCCATTTGAGCTAAATGGATTAACGCTTCTCATACCGACACCATTAATGACTAATGTGTATCCAACAGTATACTTAGCATAGAGTATACCGGTTGCCGGGTCCATCCATCTGTAGGGATACAAAGTGCTTCCGTCAAGGGAAGAATCAATATCAGCTCCACTAACTACCTCATCGCAAATATCTCTAGCAATCTTAAAAGATTCTAAATCTAAATCCGAGGCATCCCAGCCGGGGCCATATTCAGTGGATGTAACGTAGTCTAGGATTACTAATGCTAAGTTAGCACTATATGTTCGGGTGGTTGTAAGTTCATTAGCCGCAGTAATATCTTTAATCTTATTACCCTTTAAGAAATAAAAGGGAGTAGGTGCTCCAGAGAATTGAGGATCATCTCTGTTTAATTTAAAGACGTTAGAGGCATAGGTTATGTTTTTAAATTCGTCATTAACGGTTCTTTTTGCGTTAAAGGCAGTAGCCATCGTAGAAGCTGTACCTGTCTGCCATTCCGCATATGTATAATTTCTCATAAACTCTGAAGTAGATTCTTGATCGTCTATCCACATATCTACAATGTCTTCGATTTCACCTATGCCAATTACTCGTTGGCTTAGTAAAAATTCATTTCTCTTACCTTTATTGCTTACATTTAGTCTACTAAGCCGAGGTAATGCTTGACCGTTTCCTTTGAGTTCAAATTTTTGTCGAGTAGCAACGAACACTTGAGTGCCGCTAGTGCCGGTGAAACCGTAGTGGACGTCTAGTGGCTCAGCGGAATCAGAAGGACGCACGTCTTGGCCTAAAGAGGCATCTCGTGCTGCTGCTGCTTTTTTCTTTGCTGCCACTGCTGAAACTACGCTAATAGCTGTACTAATAGCAAAAATAATTAATGATTCTATGCCCACCTTATTTACGCCCCCATTTAATTGATTTATCGTTTACAGCTGAATGTGAATATTTAAAACTGTGATCGGTTGCTGAAGGCAGAAATTGAGCATAGCTTTCAGGAGTAGTTAGAACTGAATTAACTCCACTTAGTTGAGTAAGCTGGCCGGTAAATGATACTTCAGTTACAAAACCCTCTCCTTTAGGGGAGTAAATTACTGAAGAAGATTGACCGGAATACACATTAAGCAACTCGTTAATTAGCTCATCACTAGAGTTTAAAAATCCTAATTGAACAATAAGGCCTGTTCCAGTAGGACCATCGGTAACAAAGCGCCGTCGAATTGCTGCGTCGTTATCCGTGAAGGATACCCCGTAATTATCTCTAGATACAGAGTTTTGTACATCTGGAGTACTCAATCCTGCTAGATTCTGCGAAGAGAGATAAGTTACGCCGCCGTGAGTAATGTCCCTAGGTGCTTCTGTAATATGTACAAACTGAGAACCGTCTGTTACTCTCGTGTTTGTATTAGGGTCAAGGGTATATTGGATAGTGAGAAAGCTAATTGCCGTAATATCATACGCTTCAATAGCTGCTCTTAACTCATTACCTATTGAGATCATTTTTCTTCTCCCATACTTGTATAATTAAATCATTGTTATCCTCATCGAGGATCCATTTGTTACGAAAGAACTGAAAGCCCATTCGTTTTAAAAATTTGTGGTGTTTGAGGTCATCTCTCCGCGCTACACCATACGCATCTCTCTGATACTCCCTTTGGAGCTTATCTATCTGCATTCTACATCTTCTAGCAATATCAGGAGACCATTTATTTACTTCGCAATGGCACATAGCAAGACCGTTTATGTCTTGAAAGGAGATACCAAAGTCATCGTCAAGGTAAAGTATCTTACCTTTATCTTTCAACTTATCTGTATTTTTCATTATATTCCTTATAATAAGAACCCGAGACCCTCAAACGAGGGCCTCAATTACATTAATAGTAGATGATACCATGATGCCATCTACATAGCTTACGCCGTCTACACCATCAAGTGCATAATAAACAAAAATCTGAGGTCTAACATTAACTACTTTTTCTACAGCACCTACTGGAGCTATTAGATTAGGGAACAAGGGTACAGAAGTACCTGTGCTCTCATTTGCTGCAATTGTAGTTTCTGTAACCACCATATAGACTTTATCAGAGGCAGAAGGAGTTCCGCCCGGCGAACCTATAGTAATAAACAGGCCAGCGGGGAGAACCACCTCTGGTCCTGATACATTCTTAATAACTAGACTTCCAGAATTGGAAAAATTAACAGTGGCCGAAGTAACCACAGCCCTAAGACTTGTGGTTACTCCCGTGGCCTCTATGCCCAGATGTTGAGGCATTTCTATTTTAAACGCTCTGTGAAGACCATTAATGGCCCTATGTGCTGCCAATGCGGCACCCGCTCTATTAGCAGAGAGGGGATCATACACAGCCGTGGCTTCTAGGTCTTTTTTATTATTGTTAGGCGCTAACCCAATACTAAGATCCCATCTCTGAGACCCGTTATCTACTGCTTGAGTTTTAAGGTTCAAGGTCTCACTTCTAGAGACCCTGTTTCTGCTGTCAATAGTAATTGGAGTTGTATATTCAAGTCCTTGAAATTTCATTTTACCTCCCATTTAATTGATTTAGCTTTGTTATCCATTTAAAACACCTCTTTCTTGGAATCCCGCTTGAACGGTAGTAGTTATCTCTTGTGACATTTCTCTTACGCTCCTACGAGTTGCCTCTGTTACATCTCCCGTAACTTGGAAGGTAATGTTAGCATTGTTGGTAGTAGCACCAGCGGCTCTACGATTACTTGAAGCTTCTCTTGCCATTGCTTCGCCAGCCTTAATGTTTACTGGTCCACCGGTGGCAAACTTGCGAATATCTCTGTTGCTGTTAATAGCATCAAGAATAGGCTTGTTAGCTTTAGTTGCCTTAGCATTAATAACATATTCACCATTGCTTAAATAAGCAGGGATAGAATCAGAAGTAGATGTACCTGCGCCTCTAACTGGCCCACCTGTAGCGAAGCCGAAGATGCCAGCAGCAGCATCTGCACTAGCGGCAGCAGCGGCAGCTTGAAGCGCAATAGCAGCCGCAGTAGCGGATGTAGCCAGTGTAGTTACAGCGGCAGTAGTTGCCGTAGTAGCGATAGCTGCGCTAGTGTTGGCAGAGGCAGCAGTAGTAGTAGCAACGTTGAAACCAAGGAAGGAAGCAATCTGCTGCACTAAATTACTAGCCCAGCCAAGTATACCGCCGTTAGCCTGCGTAGTAGACTCTGTTAACTTGGTAAGACCTTCAGCAGCCGCAGACGCAGGGTCTTTTCCGCCCACTAGGGCAGCCGCCTTGTCAGCAATACCACTGCCTAAGTCATCCTTCTTATCTGAACCGCCTAATAAACCGCTTAGCGCATCCTTTGCCCCTGAAACTAAACGAACTGTAAGAGGTGCAGCCTCTGTTCCATTAGGAGCAGCGCCGCCTATGGCTCCGCCAAATCCGCCTATAACTGACCCAAATTTGTCATCCAATCCACCATCTGTATCTGTTTTACCAAACAAAGTATCAGTGAAATTAGCGATACCAGCATCAACAACAGAACTGGCAAGGTCGCCAATAAATGACTTAAATGCATCACCAAGGCTCTCAGTGCCTCTAAGGACATCAGAAAAAGCGCTAGAGAATGAATCACGGAATGTTTCACTAGCTGCTGCTGATGTAGCCATTAGCTCATTAAAGTTGTCTACTTGTTTATTTAACTCTGCCTGTGCTCTTGAAGCAGCTAATATTTCAGCTTCACTAGAGTTAGGGTTAGCAATAATTAACGCTTGATTTTGTGCAGATTCTTGTAATTGTAAAAGCTGTGCTTGTACTTCTTTAGTCTGCTTAGAAAACTCAACTAGGTCGAGATTAATCCCGATGTTACGAAGGTCGCCTACTACTTCACTAATGTTTCTAGTGCTTCTTATCAAAGCATCAGTAGCGGCTTTTTGATCATACAATTCCCGAGTCTGTTCCTTGTAAGCTTCTAATGTTTCTGCAGTTAAAGGACCAAGGTTTGAGATAGACTTAGCGATGTCATCAGTTGCCTGTTGACTTTCCAATACAGCAAGTAATTGCTCATTTGTTAGTCTAGTGAACTCAGCTTGGTTTAAGCCAGAATCTTTAATAGTCTGAGCAATACCACGAGTTCCTCTTAACAAGGCTTCCTGTTCTTCTCTCTGAGCCTTAAGGACAGCTAACTGCTGTCTGTAAGTATCTAAGTTTACTGTACTTTCAGAACCAAGATTTTTAAGCGCTCTTTCAGAAGCTTCAATAGCTGCTTGTGAGGCAGTTAATGCCTGAGTTTGTTCATCAGTAAGGAAGGTTATTGCCTGCTGGCTTACCCCTGCGTTACTAAGAACTTCAGAGTAAGAACGTGCTGCTTTAAAGGAATCTTCTAATCCAAGTTTAATAATTTGGATATTCTTAGATTGTTTCGCATACTCTTCAGCATTATCCGCAGTAAGAGGGCCTAGTCGAGTGAGGATTAACTCAGCATCTGCTAATGCCTGTCTTTGCTCAAGTATAGATGTAATACCTACGCCATTAAGGTTGTTCAAAGTAGCTTGATTGATACCTGCGTCTCTAATAAGAGAGGCGATACTTCGTCTGCTATCTGTAATTACTTTTAGCTTATCTTCTTCTATTTGAAGAAGCCTATTTTGCTCTATAAGAGCAGGCAGGGTTGCTTCATTAGCAGGTCCAAGCTCTGTAATGTTTTCCTTGATTTCACTAATGCGATCTTTGTACTTAGTAGCTTCCGCAACTTGAGCTAAGGTAAACCCATTCAAGTTACTTTGTGCAATACCTGTATCTACTAGTACTTGAGCAATACCACGGCTATTATCAAGAAGTTCTCTCTTAACCTTGTTTTGTGCTCTGAGCTTCTCTAACTCTATCTGATAGGTCTCCGCGTTTTCATTAGTAACAGGACCGATATCAGCAATTGTTTTATTAATGCTTCTAACTTTGTCTTCAGATTCTGCTAATGCGACTGTTTGTTCAGCAGTAAGCCCAAGTAGGGCCTTTTGGCTTAAACCTGCCGCATCAATTACCCCAGCTAATCCTCTAGTTTTATCTAGAATAGCTTGGATCTCATCTTTACGACCTTCATTTTCAGCACGTAGCTCTTTCTCTGTGTCAAGTTCTTTGCCGTTTAATGCTGTAATTTTAGTCTTAGTGACTTCAATTTCTTCGTAAAGTGTTTCTATGGCTTCAATGCTGCTAACATCAATATTGGCGAATTGTGCGCCTGATATTTCTGAGTCAATTTCACCAAGAACTTTTTGGAGCTTATCAAAGGAAGTTCCAACACCGGTGAGTAAGGCTCTTCTTGCCGCAGCAAGAGCTTGAGCATTTCCTTCTAAGGTAGAGTTAGTAGAGTTACCAAGTTCTTCAACAGCATCGTTGTAGGTAGTGGCAAGTGCTCTAATTTCTTCTCTATCAGTAGGACTAATTAAACTTAATTCTAATCCAGAAAAAGAAAGCCCAACTTCTTTAAATGCTTCACCCGCTTCTTTAAGAAAGACTTTATAGTTTACATTGCTTATGCCATCACTAATAGCCTTTTGTAAATCATCAGTGATTTGTTGAGTTTCTATAGCTTGGTCATCAAGACTAAGATCAAGGGATGAAATTCCAGCAAGTTGTGCTTCTAATGCAGCAATTTCTGTGCTAAACTTAATAGCAACTTCTACATCAAAGTCCTCTTGTGCTCTTGCAATTGAATCTAAGCCAATATTAATAGACGAACTTTGATCCTGAGTTAACTCACCCTGCTGGGCACGACCAATGTCTGAAGCATTTGAAGCAGCTTCTTGAAGCGCAGTGCCTCCACCAAAGAAGTCTCCTACTTTAGCAAGTACTTCAACTACAGATTCTAATATTTTAGTATCAGGAGCTGCAAAACCTTTACGATCACCGCCGATAACTTCAGCGCCGCGTGCAGCAAGTCGTTCCTTAGTTTCGTTTAAGATATCATTAGTGGTCAGAGTAGCAGCTACAACAGCTCGTTGCGCATCTAGTAATCTAGACTGGCCATTAAAACCTTTAACATTAACGTCTTTGAGTTCTAAATTAGCCTTACGAAGTTCTAATGAAGCATCGAGCAATCGTTTAAACTCATCTGAGGTAAACGCTACTGCTCTTAATTCACCTAGTGTTTCTTGTGGCGAGTCTATTTTCCCACCAATAGCATTAAGCTTATCAAGGTTGGGAATTTCAAAATCACCTAAGAGACCATCAAGGATTCCTTGTCTTTCACTCTTGGCTACGAATGCATCTACAAGTCCAAAGAAACTGGCTACTTGTAATCCAGCATTATTTAGTTTTTCACCAAAGCTGTCTCCTACACCAAATAGGTAAACTCCAAGAGCGCCAGCAACGGTTGCTGCTGCAACTATGGCTGCGATAGTTAAAAATACAGGATGAACCAAAATAGATGTTAATGCGGTTAAAATACCACCACTAACTAACGCGACTCCAGCAAGTATTTTAGCTGATGCGGCAGCAATGCCTGCGGTACCAAAGATACCAACAGCAAGTAAGCCAAACTCTAAGAATGGACCAATACTAGCTAATATACCGCCAGTCATTGAATCACCCGCATCTGAAGCAAATGCTCCAACGCCTGTTAGTAGTGCGGCTGCGCCAATACTACCAAACATAAGCTTTCGCATTAAGCCGCCTTTCCCGAAGGATCCGACTACGCTAGCTTTCATTCTAGCAAATGCAGAAGAAGCAACGGCACTAACAGTACCAATCTCAGCAGTTGTGCCTGCAAGACCTCCCGCTCCTAATAAGAGCCGAGAGAAGAGGCCACGGGTAGTAGCAATAACAGAGGCAAATAAGCCTTTAGTAAATGCTATTGTAGAAGCTACAAATGCCGTTATTTTAGCAAAGAGAACACCGGGTCCGCCTACTCCAAAGAAGAAGCTTTCGAGAGCACCTATGCCACCGAGGGTAAAGGCTACTCTTGCTCCTGCCAATACACTGCCAATTTTAGCAAGCAAAGCTGTAAGACCCGCAACAACAGAGGTTCCTGTTCCGTAGAGGAATGTACCAAGTGCTCCAAATCCTCCAACAGAGAATGATAGTTTAGCAGCGTACAACGGGGCTAACACTCTTGCGATAAGGGATTTAGCTGTGGCGACTAATGAAGAAACACCAGCTCGCCCAAACAGCGCAATATCCATAATACCGTTTTGTGCGGCTAGGGCTACCATTTGACCTTTAATAAAATTAAAGATGACAGTGGCGGTTGCCATTATCGCCTTGCCTCGACGATTACCTCCGAAAATCAGGAATGCCAGTACTCCACCCGAAAAAAGACCAGCTAGCCCGAGTGTTAAGGTGTTTATTAAAGAAAAAACACCAGAGAGCGCAGGTCCAATAAGAGGAAGGCTACCTAAAATACCTCGAATAATACCGCTTCCAATAGAAGCCAGTGTAGAAAGTATAAGAGGAATTTGTTTAATAACACCCTCGGCAAACTTCTCTGCAATTATCCCTGCATTGTTAGCAAATCCAGCTAGTACTGATTGGATGCTAGTACCAAAGGTAGAAAGGAAGGTATCTATGACTCCACGTAATTCACTACTAAATATAGTACCAACAATACCGATAAACACACCAAAAGGTGCTAGTGCAGCTAGGAGGGCTATAGATATAGCTCCAGAAATAGCAGAACCAAAAGTGTCTGCTAAAATAGTTCCAAGAGGTATTAATAGTTGTTGAAGCCCTTTTAAGCCTAAAATTAAAGTATCGAAAACGCCAGATTTGCCTATATCACTAAACAACGCTTTAGCGCCTTTTGTAGAGCTTGACAATAGGTCAAATTCATTAGTTAGAGAGCGCAGTTTAATGGTTGCCTTGTCAGAGAAGTTACCTAACTCTTTTAAAGAAGTAGCCCCTGATTGAATAGCAAAACCAAAGAGCCCAACGGCGCTAACTATAAAGCTAAGGGGTCCGAGGATTGAGGAAACCACTGCGCTAATGGCTATTCCAAATCCAAACTTAACTGCGTTTTCAATATTTTTAAATTGATTAATAATGGCTTTAGCAAATTTACCTACGCGACTTTCTGCTCCAAACAATTTATTACTTAAAGAAACAACTCCTTCAATAGTATCCGTCCACCAAGAATTACCTATAACTGCTATATAAATTTTTCGGAAGATTTCTATAATCTTTTCACCGAAAGAACGCACGTTATTTAATGCTTCTTTAAGAGTTCCTTTTGAAAGTGAAACAATTGATTCGCCAGTTTTTCTAAAAGTTGATGCGACAGTTTTAAAAGCTTTTTCTAATTTTTTCGCAGCAGAGGGAAAGGCAGCTATTAACCTCTCAGTCAAACTCAAAGACCTAAACAATGAGGGAAATGCCTTTTCTGCAAGGTCGCTAATACTACTGCCTACACTAGAGAAAACATTAACAATACTGCTCCCTAGTTTCTCAAATCCTGACTTATAATCACTAAGGGGGTCTCCAAATAATACATCTAGTACTGAGGTTAGACTTCGAAAAGTGCTAATTATACCGTCTACTATAGGTTTGAAACTAAAGGATTCAAAGGAATCTAGAATAGATTTAAACAACCCTTTTAAATCACCGCCTGTAACTCTAGTGCCTAACGCAAAAATGCTTACAAAGGCTTCTGAGAAGGCACGCGCCGCCTCACCACCAAAGCGAGCAAATATTCTAGAAAGCCCTGCAAATTGTAATGCAACAGTTTCAAAGAAAGGTTTGCGAATAATATCCCCGATAAGTCCTAGTGCGTTTGAAAGCCCGGTAAGAGTAGCGGCTATAAGTTGAGGAAGAATTCCAAGAACTCCTCCTACTTCTTCACCAAATCTTCTAAACTCTATACTTGCTCTTCTAATGCTGAATTCAACACCTACGAAACTACGAGCAACACTACGAGAAAAGATAACACCAAACCTACTAAATGCGGAAGTAGTGTCTGCGATCCTTGCCTGTAAACCGGCTAATGCGTCAAATACGCCAAAAGAAATGCTTCTAGCAAATCTTTCAAACGGCCCAATACGGAGACTTCTTGCAAGCAGGTCTACATTAAGCGCTGCTATTTCAAGAAGGTCACCAAACCGTACTAAAGGTATTGCTATTCTACTAACAATTACTGCAGCAGCTTTCAAGTTTTCTGTAAAAGCCTTAAAGGCTAATATAACATCTGTAGGTAATGCTCTTTCTAAAATTGATTTACCTAAGAAAACAAAGGCAGCAGCTAGATTATTTACTTCTTGGAATATTCTACTAAATTCTGCACTTACACTACTAAGACTTTTTGCAGTGTTAGCAACATTACCGCCAATACCTTCGGCAGCAGCATTAAAGCTTCTACCTAGGTTAAGCATCCCAGAAGAAAGTCTGCGTGTAACGTTTAATGTTTTGTCTATTTCATTTACAATACGACCTACGCCAGTCCCCAGTACCTGTGTTGCCTGAGCAAAAGTTACAGGTATAAGTGCGAATTCTTTGTCAATAGATTCAGTCTGGCTGGATAAAGCGCTTACAACAGCCTCTGCGGTTAGCTTGCCTTCATTGGCAAACGCACGGAGTTGCCCAATAGTAATGCCCATCCCTCTAGCAATTGCTTGCGCTACGGCTGGGGTCTGTTCCATTACGGAGTTTAATTCTTGTCCTCGTAGTGCTCCAGCAGCAAGACCCTGACCCAACTGTACGATAGCAGAGTTAGCGGATTCGGCTGAAGAACCAGAAATGGTAATTGCTTGAGAGATAGAACGAGTTACTTTAATTACTTCTGCTTGTTCTATTCCTAAGACTTTTGTTGCTCTTGCAATACGAGAATAAAGGTCAGCAATGCCTTCTTGGTTTGATCGGGTCTCTAGTGCAATAGCGTTTAGCTTTTTAAATGCTGCAGCTTGATTTTCTATTCCATCGGTGGCGAGTGCGATACGCGCTTCTAATCGTCGGTAGGAGTCGGTTACGTTTGTGATAGCTCTCGCAGAACCAATGGCCGCAAATGCTGCTGTAGCTCCAACCGCTAGGCGCTGGAGGGTCTTAGTGGCATTTTGGGTAGTGGTACTAATCTTGTCTACAGATCGGTTTAGTTTCCGGAGGTCTGCTTGAGCTTGTAGACTGTTCGATTTAACTTCTAACTCGATACTCATAGTTAGCTCTCCTTATTATACCTTTGTAGGTAGTTCATATTAATCCTTGTATTTGCTTAAATTAAAAAACCCCCGATGGATCGGCTACCAATTCTAGGTAGAAGACACCATCGAGGGCGGGGAATTATTTAACTGTTACAACAGCGCCTTTAGGGCTGAAGAAACGTGATACGGTTTTCTCGATAAATCGAGCAGGGGCTTGTTGTGAATTTCCCATATTTAGGTCGGTGATATAGGGAACACCGTTAGACAAATACAAAGTGTCAAATTTAGTGGAACTTGGGGGAGGTAACAACCCCACAGAACCATTACCTTGTGAGAAAGTATTTGCAAAAGCAGATAGATTCCACGAGGATCTAGCTCGCCCGGTTTTCACCGGGGTTGCCAGTTGTAATGCTGCATATGCTTGAAAAGATGAGATACGCAAGGCAAGATTTACTTCTTTCATTAGTTCAGCTTCTAAACGCTTGAACTCTTTGCTTACATTGTTTACTCGAATACTTATCCTTGCCATCTTATTCTCCTTTCTTTTCTTCTAGTGCTGTTTCTAACATCGCTCCAAATACAGAGGTTTTCAAAGACCGGTTTATAACTTCTTCGTCTGGTCTTTCTTCTTCCCATTTGTGCATCTGAGCTAAGCTAGAAAATATCTGATGAGGTTTTGCTTTTGTGTTTCCACTTGAAGAAATAATCATTGCGGCTCTATGGTCATCGCGCCAACCTACAGGTCTGGCTTCAAAATACTTGGCCCACATTAATAGTTCTTCTTGTGGCATTTCAGCCTCTAACTGATACATTGGCATCTGAAGATTGAAAGCTAGTTCAAACATCCACATGTCAGCATCTGTTATACGTTTCCCTCTTTTTCAGCAGGGGCGATACCCATAACTTTTTCAGACAGAGAGGTCAATTCAGAAATAGGGAAGCCTTCGAACTCTTCGTCCGTTAAGTCTTCTGCTCCAACAACGGACCTACGCATTACAAAGCGCAGAATTTCTAATTGGTCTTGGTCTTCTTCTTCACGAGCTTGAATTTCTTTGGTCTTGGCTTCAATAGCTTTAACATCACCTACTGTGAGTTTCTTGACTTCTACTTCGCCATCCATGAATGGTACTTTTGAGGTGTGTACCTTGCCTACGAATTGTTTCATTATTGTGTATCCTTTTTATCAAATAAGTGTTCGTTGTGGGCACTAAACTCGTCAAGGAGCTTGTGCATTTTGTTTAGAACGCTAAGCGTTTCAAAAATTTCCATTCGTTTTTCTTCGTTACCTTCAAAGTCTTCAAATCGGTCGAAAGTCTTTCGCAAGCTGAAGTCGATATCTTTGTGCATATTGCGAATGGTAGCTTGAAGCACAAATGCTTTATCAAATGGTTTATTCATTATATTTATCTCGTCTATAGAAGGGTCAGAGGCCCCGAAGAGCCTCGCCCAATGTGCTACTTAAGCAGGTGCTAAGTAACCCGTAACTACGCCAGCTCTCAAAGAGAGGGGTCCACGGAAATCGCCATCTACCGTCAAAGAGATAGTGGCTTGGATTGCATCGGTTAAGTTAGTTGAAATCTCAAAAGAAGCAATGCTTCCCAAGAAGTAGAAGTCAGAGAACTCATCCGTACGCTTGTTTCGTGCTACACCAAGGGTAGTAGTACTTGGCGTGGCATCTGCGAGACGTACGCGGAAAGCAAGTTTAGTACCGGCTTTACGTAATGCGTCTAATGCAGCGTGCTTGCTAGCAACGTAGTTAAGAGTGAATTCCAAAGTCGGAGCGTCTGATTGACCAGCAACCTGTGAAGAGGTTGATTGACCATAAACAGGAACGTTTACGACATTAGCAGGAGTACCTACTGATGGGAATTCGCGAACATCGCCGACAGCCAAAGGAGCTACAGTAGCCAGTGCTTCGACTGCAACATCAGTGGTAGGAAAGGTGCCACTGGTGAACAGTGCTGCAACAGCTGCATCGGTTGATGCTGAGGTGAGAGCGCCTGCATTAGCATATGCTAGTGAGGTAAATTTACCAGCAGAAATTTTTGTTAAGTGTGCCATTTAAGACTCCTAATTTATTTAAACGTAAACTTCACCTGTTCCTGTTCCGGTGAAGGAAGCAGGTCCAACGAAATCACCTTCTACTGTCAAAGAGATAGTAGCTTGGATTGCATCAGTCAGGTTAGTTGTGATTTCGAAAGAGGCAATAGTGCCGAAAAAGTAGAAGTCAGAAAACTCATCATTAACAAAAGCTGTAGGTACGCCAAGGTTAGGCGCGCTAGCTGCTAATAAAGTAGAGGAATCAGTCATACGTACTCTGAATAACAAACGCGTACCCGCTTTCCGCAAGGCATCCAATGAAGCGTGTTCGCTGGCAACGTAGTTAAGTGAAAATTCAAGGCTTGGAGCATCTGATTGCCCGGCTACCTGTGAAGAGGTTGATTGGCCATAAACAGGAACGTTTACGACGTTAGCAGGAGTACCTACCGAGGGAAATTCTCGTACATTTCCTACGTGCTTTACGCCTGCTTCTAAGGCTTCACGGATTGGAGCCGCTGCAGTAGATAGTGTTACTAATTTTTGATTAGAGTCAGTGACCATTAGGTCACTAACGTCAGCTAGGGCGGTTGCCGTGCTGGTACTAGGAATAAAGTCTAAGGAGGTAAATTTACCTGCTGAGATTTTGGATAATTGAGTCATTGATATTCTCCGATCAATATTAATATAAGGTGAAGCCGACAGTGTAGTCGGCTCGGTAAAGGGCAGGATTTGCCGTGTCAGTACCGATTACGTTTAAAACGCTAGAACCCGTTTGGGTTCCTCTGATGAAAGTTTTAGTTTCAAGTAGTGTGTCAAGTATGTCTGCTATAGCCATCATGCGTGTTGTACCAGTTCCAGCTTCAGGATAGATTTGAATTATAACCTGTCCTTTCACACCAAAATCAGCATACCCTTGTTGAACACTGCTAGGTAGTATTTCTACTTTAACAAATTCAGTAGTTCCAACAATTACGTTGAAGTTAGAGGGAATAGCTGTAATACCCGTGGCCGTCCATGCAGCACTCGCAAAAACTTCTTCTATATCGGCGTGAACATTAGCGTACTTAGCCATGTTAAACCTCCGTTACGGTAAGAGTTACTAGTGCAACATCTTTGAGTGACTGAACTATCTTATGCACTTTAGTGCCGATAGTTACAGTATCATAGCTTGTTGGGTCTGGTAAATCAATCCTTTGGATGTATACTATTTTAGTTACTACGCCAAAGTCTTGTGGATTAGAGCGTCTAACACTTTCTTCTATAATAGCCTTAACGGTTTTACTAGAAGTAGTAGACGTTACAGTTCCAGTACCAAAAGAATAGTTGGTACCTGCGGCAGTAGTTAAAGTAACTTCAGTAGCTAAATCTCCAATAATTGAAAAAGCAGATTTTACTTGGTCTTGGATTAATTTAGTGAAAGCCATTAGATAGCATCCCACTGTCTCTGATTATAGCCTAGAGACATGTCTGCAAAGATGCTTCGGATATACCGGGGCATCATAGAAGCAGCTTTAATTGTGTCTAGTTGAATAGGTCCAGCTTTTAAACTTACTACAGAAGCGGTGTTACCTACAATACCTTCATTAGAAAGAAGGTGCAATGCTAACTCGTAGCACGCCTTTCTTAACAGTTGAATGTCTATTGGAAGGGTAGTTTCTTTTTCTGTAGCGCTTGGAAAAGCGTAAGTGGAACTAAATGCCATAGCCTGATTTCTGCTTGGCGAAACCCAGCTACCAGAGCGGGGCCAGCTTAGCGTTAAACTTGTACTTGATGTAGTCATACCACGCCATCTTTCCTGTTCTAGGAGAGTAGTAGCGGTGATAAGAGCTGCCTCCTGCTTGTCTTCATTTAGAGTCCAAGCAGTGGCATCAATACGATCATCAAAGTAATTATCGGCTTCATTCAGGTTTACATATGAGTTAGTGCCTTTTATGAGAGCCATGATAATTCCTTATGTTTATACGTGGAAGATTGGGAGAATACCGAGGTTCAAGATGTTAGACTGACGAGTCCAGCTTGCAGCTGCGCCAAGAACAGCGTTAGTAGCGAAAGCAGTCTGTGCGCCAGCAAAAGTGTAGCCACGTGGGTGCATTACATAGCCCCAACGGTACCAAGCAGTCGTTCGACCAGAACCACTACCTACGTTTTCGTTACGATCCATAGCAACAGGATTAGGAACAGAAACTTGGCTCATGAACATAGAACCGGGCAACATCATGTAAGAGGTCTTAGGTGAAGTAGAGTTAGAACCTAAAGCTACGTTAACAGCTGCTGTTACGGCAGAGAAGCTTCGTGATACGATGATTCGTACCTGACCACTCAGAATAGTTTCGAAAGAAATGTTACCATCGGTGACACGCTCGTCGTCAACCAAGTTGGCAACTTTGATGTCGAGGTAAGTTTCAGGGCCTACTACGAGGTAGACAAAAGAAGGAGCGTAGTCAGCCCATGCACCCATAGCTCGGATGATGTGTTCTACTCGCTTCCCGGGGATAGCTTCACTGGTGTCAACTAACTTCTCAAGACCAGCGCCAGTACCGATTGAGTCAGTGCTTGAAGCTACATAACCAAATGCTTTAGCAGGATTGCCGTCAACAGCGTTCCCAGCGAATACTTGGCTGTACAAAGTCTTTGGAGCAGCAGCTGCTTGAAGAGCGTTACCTACTGCTAATTCAGAACCGCGAATACCGGTGAGACAAGCACGCAATGCTTGGTCTTCGTCTTCTGCACGAGTTTCAGAGAAATCACGAGCAATCTTAGCCATGCCGTCTTGCTTAGAGATAACTTCTTGTACTAAGTACTCGTTAGCACCGTGGGTACGAACAGTCTTGATGTAAGTTTCTACGCTAGTAGAGATGTTAGTAGTAGCACCGTAGTTCTCGTCTTGAGAAGCAACGTTAACAGTGGTAGCAGCGGTACCAGCAATAGATTGTGCTTCGGTGGTCTCGCCGCCAACAGCGTAACCGCCGAGTGGCTTGTAGAAGCGGATCTGACCGATGAAGTCTTCGCCATTTGGGTTAATAGATGCATCGCTGCCCATGATCCCGGTAGATACCAGTTTCTTTGCGCGAGTGTAAGCTTCGTCAGTGTAAGCAGAGATTGCTTTGTTAAGTGTGCCGAATGCGGCTGAGGAAATTGCCATTGTGTGTTCCTTTGGAATTTATATTAATTTAAGAGTTGATGATTAGCTTAGCGCCAATCTTTTCCACCGTCAAGGTGTCCAGCTGCGGCTGCAGCCATGATTTCGTCCATGCTCATATCAGTAAGAGACTTCTTAGCGTCAAAAGCGCCTTGAGTAACAGCGTTAGGCTGTTGTCCTGTTCCTGAAGATTGCTTGGGTTTAAACAAAAAGTCTTTGTCTTCGTCTTTCTTAAAACTTTCAGCGAAGTCTTTAATTGAAGCGCCTGTACGATGAACCCACTGGCCATTTTCGTCTTGAACCAGCTGGCCAACTACATCGCGGTATGCGAACTCAGCGGCTGTATCATTACGAAATTCCATTCCCCTAAGCGCATCACGTACAACGTTATCGCGGGTTAGTTCAGTTACTTGCTTTTCTCTTACTTCCAGCTTTGCAGCTAGTTCAGCCAAGCGAATGTCGCCTGCTTCCTTGTGCTTGCCTTCTTCTTCGAGACGTGCAATTTCAACTGCCTTCTTCTCTTCTTCGAATTGAACTGCTTTCTTAACAGCGTCATCTCGTGATGCGTATGCATCATTCAATTTGCCTTTAATAGCAGCAAGTTCTTCTTCGACTCGAGCTTGAACCATACGAGATAGTTCTTCGGAAGTAGCTTGTGGTGCTTCAGTTTGTTGTTCTTCGTTATTTAAATTTTCTTCAGACATTGTATTATTCCTTGGTCACGGACCTTTGGGTTAATTTGGGTTATGTGGGCAAACATTGCCTACATTTTTGGTTAGGTTATTAGCAAGTCCTCAAGGACCGATGCCGTACCAGTCCCAACCGGGAGGTATCGGCGCTAATATTTCTTTTGAAGTTAAGGGATTTTTAGGGTTAATTAAACCATCCCGAATTGCCCTCTTTAAAAGGCTCTGGTAAGAAGCTTCTGACAACCCGCGTGCTCTCATAGCCTGCAAAGTTTTCAGCATTGTTTCACCTTCAACAGCATCCGCATAAATCTTTCTAAGAGCGACTTTAGCACGAAGGCTATAACCGATGTTAGTAAAGAAGGCGTCATGTACTGTACCAGTGGCAACATTGTTTTTCCTACCCCATAAATGAAACTGCCTCACGAGTGTGGCATCATTCATATGGTTACCATTCACACCTAACCCTAAACGGGCGGCAATGATAGACACTTTTCCTTGCAAAGAACCATCCGTAGTTGTATCTTCAAAGACATTAGCAACTCTACGTCCCGTTACAGGGTCAGTAAAGTCTATTCTATGTTGTACAGTCGGTCGGTATCTTTGGAAAAGAGTTTTCCCATCTACTGTGACCCAAGGGATATCAACCCGTTCAGACTCAGTGATGTAGATTTTAGCAACGTCCTTCCAGAATTCAACATATCGTTCGGTAATAGGGGCTATCTCGCCCAGCTTCTCACTCATGATTGCTGCTATTTGTTGGAAT